TCCGTGCAGGCGACAGTTGGATTTCCATTCCTCTGCCTATCGAGTACAGAGCGTTCTACGGAATGGGTGAACTTATGACCTCTGTATTCAGTGGCAAGGAACACCTTACAGGTGGCGAGATTGCCGAGGCGGTTTTGGGACAGGCTACACAGATATTGCCTATTGACTTCTTGGAGGGTGGCGGTGGATTGAACGCTTTTGTTCCGAGTGCTGCCAAACCATTGTGGGAAGCCTACGTTGCAGAAAAGAGTTGGACGGGTATGCCACTCTATAAGGACACTCCTTTCAATAAGGATATGCCGGAATGGACGAAAGCATACAGCAGCACCAATAAACACATCGTGAACTTGGCGGCAACTCTGAACGAGGCAACAGGTGGCGACCCATACACAAAGGGAGCAATCGACATCAACCCTGCCAAAGTTGAGTATATGCTAAACGGTTATTTCGGTGGAGTGTTCGGTACTATCGACAAACTGACAAAGACTGCTGAAACGATTGTCGGCGACAGAGAGTATGACCCTCGTAGCATACTGTTGGTAAACCGACTTGTCAAGGCAGGCGATGAACGTACCGAGTACCGTGCCGTAAATAATGAGTATTTCCGTTTGAAAGAGGAACACGACCGATTGAAAACCCGATTGAGACACTATGAGGAAGATACCGACAACGGCATCTTTGACTATGCCGAGAAGATAGATTTCCTCTACAACTCGCCCGAATACGAGCGTTACGAAATCTTTGAGGACTACCGCAAGGACATTGACGACCTCTACGATGAAATGCAGGAGGCAGTCGATGATGAAGAGCGCAAGGACATCGAAGCCGAGTTGAACGAACTCAAAAAGGAGATGATACAGGAAATGAACACAACTCGCAAACGTAAATAGTTATACTTGAAAAGAATGCTTGGGGTAGTACCTTTGTGGCTATCCTAAGCATTCTATAATATTCAACGATTATGCATACAGAAAAAGGAAATAAAAGGTTATTGTCTATGAGCCGTATCGCTCCCAAGCGTGATACGGAAGAGATAGACACCGTAGCGATGTCTTCCCGGCAGTTCGGCGACCGCAGGGCGTTCGATGTGCTGATGGAAGCGCAGCACTATTGGAACCAGATGGAGGATTTCCGAAAGGACAGAGAACGCAACAAGCGTTACACCTATGGTTTCCAATGGGACGATAAAATTTGTGTGGACGGCAAGACTATGACCGAGGAAGAGTACATCAAGAGTCAGGGCAATGTGCCGTTGAAAAACAACCTTATCCGCAGATTAGTCAAAAGTGTGCTTGGTGTGTACCGCAGTCAGAGTAAAGAGCCGACCTGTACCGCACGAGACCGAGACGAACAGAAGTTGGGCGAAACAATGAGTACCATTCTGCAATGCAATATGCAACTTAACAGAATGACGGAGGTGTATGCCCGAACAATGGAAGAGTTTCTAATCAGCGGTTTTATAGTACACCGCAAGTCATACGGTTGGCGTAATGGTAAGGAGGATTGTTGGACGGACTATGTTCAGCCAAACAATTTCTTTATCGACAACAATATGCGTGATTTCAGAGGTTGGGACGTTTCGGTGCTTGGCGAGATACACGACATTTCATTTGGGCAGTTGTGTGAGCAGTTCGCCACATCACCCGAGGAATACCGCAAACTCCGTGAAATCTACAAGTGGGCTGCTAAAAAGGAATACATTGCCTCGTATGCAGAGCGTTTCGGATATAGCCGTTTGCAGAATTACGACTTTCTGTTCACGAGCGAGCCGGGACGATGCAGGGTTATCGAGGTGTGGCGCAAGGAACAGAAACCACGTTGGCGATGCCACGACTACCAAAATGGCGACATCTTCAAGATTGACGTTGAGGACTACCAAAGGTGTGTTGTAGCCGAGAACGAGGAGCGTAAAAGAATGGCAAAGGCTGTCGGTATGCCCGAGGAGGAAGTGCCATTGATTAAAGCCACTTGGTTTGTCGATGATTATTGGTATTTCTACTATCTGTCCCCATTCGGAGACATCTTGAAAGAGGGTGAAACGCCATACGAACACGACAGCCACCCATACGTATTCAAGGCATATCCGTTCATTGACGGTGAGATACATTCGTTTGTGGCTGACGTTATCGACCAACAACGATACACCAACCGACTGATTACATTGTACGATTGGATAATGCGTGCAAGTGCGAAAGGTGTGCTGATGATGCCCGAGGATTGTTTGCCGGATGGTGTCAGCATTGACGATATTGCCGAGAGTTGGACCGAGTTTAACGGTGTCATTGTCTATAAGCCGAGCAAGAGCGGCAAAGTGCCGGAACAGGTTGCCAACAATTCGACAAACATCGGTATTGCCGAGTTGCTGAATATGCAGTTGAAGTTCTTTGAGGACATATCGGGTGTTACAGGTGCATTGCAAGGCAAGCCCGGATTTTCGGGCGAGAGTGCTGCACATTACCAACAGCAGACACAGAACGCCACCACTACATTGCTTGACCTGTTGGAGTGCTTCAGCGGCTTTGTTGTGGACGGAGCGTACAAGGATGTCAAGAATATGCAGCAGTTCTATGACAGCAAGAGAGTATTCAACATTGCAGGCAAGAGCGGCGCACAAATCGAGTACGACCCGAAGAAGATACGAGACGTGGAGTTCGATTTGAGCATTACAGAAAGCACAACGACACCTGCATACAGACATCTTGCCAACGATATACTGTTGCAGTTGTGGCAATCGCAGGCAATCAGCGTAGAGCAGTTGCTTGAACACGGAGACTTCCCATTTGCTGATGAATTGTTGCAGAGCATCAAATCGCAGAAAGAGCAGTTAGCGCAGGGCAAAGTTCCTGACGGTCTTTCTCCCGAACTGATGGCGAAAGCACAGCAGGGAGCCAATATGCAAGCCGTAGGAAGATTGCACAGCGCAATGGCAGCATAAAACAGAGGGCGTATAGAAAACCAATCTATACGCCCTCTTTGTTTACTTCTTTGTAGAGTGAGAAATGTCTTCAAGATATTCTACGACATCATCTAATGTTACAACTTTGTCTTCGTGGCAGACAGGCTCAATATTCTTTGCCATTGCCCAAATGCCATTTTTCTTGCCGATTGTTCCCTTTGCATTATCTGTGGCATTGGGGTTGTTGGTTAGCGTTGCTATACCGTCAATGTTTCCGTACCTGCCCATTCTTCTTTGATTTAGCGATTGCTTCCAACCAAGAGAAGTATTGCTTCTTCTTCAATGCTACTGCTTCGGCAGACAATTCGCCTGCTCCATTGCGATATGGTGTGCAGTAGAAACACTCCACTTCAAGGTCTCTTACGAATGTGTTGTAATTGATGTAGTGCTTCTGCTTGAGTTTACGGAAATTGTTCCTATCCATAATGACAAGTTGTCCGCTTGTACCACTTGTTGGCATTACATAGTAACGCTGTCCGTTCTCACTGTGTGCCTTGTCTGCTTTTCTCACTGCCTCACGCAAACGAAGAGAGGCTTTGAATTTCTTGAAAATGTTCATTGTTCTGTTGTTATTTAGTTAAACTTATATTGTTGCGGCAGATACCGCCTTTCTCTTCTTGGTTATAAACCTGCCCACACGAGGAACAAATCTCGGCAATTCCATTTCAAAGAAACAGATGTGCAGACCTATTGCACGTGTCATCAGCAAGTCATCGTGTTTTCCTGTAATTGCTCCGAATGCTCCGTTCGGTTTCTTCTCATAGCACAAGTATTCGTCCAGGCATCGTGCATCACGTTCGGTATAGAGGTTCTCACGAATGACCTTTACGAGTGTGGATATAATCATTGGTTTTGTTGCAATGTTGGTGTGGAAGCCATAATTCTTTGGCAAGCCCTCACGTATTGCCTCCTCTGACTGCTTGCGTGCATAGAGGTTGGGATAAATATCCTTAATCTGATTGAGGATAAACTGTGATTGGTCGCCGTCCACCTCACGCTCCTTGTCGTGTGTTTCGAGCGTGTTGCTCTCTATCACAAGCAGGGAGTTGTCATAGAACGCTGCTATCTGTGCCGCTTTCCACGCCAACAAGTCAATGTCTATGTGTCCGTACCATTGTGCCACAACCGTAGGTTTTCCACCCTCTGCCATAAACAGACGGTCGAGAACGAGGATAACAGAGAAG